GCAAACGGTACATATTCACACGCGGAAGGTAGAAATGCAAAAACCTTTGGACAATACTCACACGCCGAAGGACGTGAAACTCAAGCAAAGGGTGATGGATCACATGCGGAAGGCTACTTAACGATATCTAGCGGAAGTTTTTCACATGCTGAAGGACGAACTACTACAGCCAACGGAATCTATTCTCACGCTGAAGGCGTGGATACAACAGCAGCTGGATATGCATCACACGCTGAAGGCGAGGGCACAACATCCAACGGCCAGGCCTCTCACGCTGAAGGATTTTATGCAACGGCGAGCGGATCCAATTCACATGCTGAAGGTAATACTACAACGGCAACCGGACAATTCTCTCATGCAGAGGGATATTACACAACAGCTAATGGATATGCATCACACGTAGAAGGCACTAATACAACATCCAACGGCCAGGCCTCTCACGCTGAAGGTAATAGTACAGCAGCAGGTAGTCAGTATGGTTATCTAGCAACTATGCCAACATCTGGAGTGATTGTGGTAAATGCATCATACGGAGACTTAACGGGAACGGGTACCGGTCTTTTTACAGCAGGTACCACGTTAGGTATAGATGATTCTGCTTATGATAATTCTTTTACATTTACTAGTCAAATAATACTATCAAGTTCTTTCAATGGAACAAATACCACAATCAACTTAGTCGAGACCGGTACATCAACCACTTCTGCATCTATTGGAAGTATATCTAATTTTGGTTCTAATACGGGAGACCAGTACTGGGGCGGCTGGTCAGCTCATGCCGAAGGAAATGGCACCTTCGCAATAGGATTCAGCGCTCATGCAGAAGGCAGTGGCTATGCATATGGTAACTACTCTCACGCAGAAGGTGGTGGCTATGCATATGGTAACTACTCCCACGCAGAAGGCGACGGACAGGCGTTTGGTGGTACTTCTCACGCAGAAGGTGGTGGCTATGCATATGGTAACTACTCCCACGCAGAAGGCTCAGGAATAGCTGGTGTGTTAGGATTTGCCATGGCAATCCCAATCACATCCGGTGTTATTGAACTAGATGCAATATATGGAGACCAAACTGCACAATTTGTTGCTGGCGGGTTTGTAATAGTTGATGACTACAACGGAGAAATTGTACCTGGGGTTAAAACAACATATATCTATGAAATTTCATCATCGGCATTCAATGGTACGCCTGCTACAGAAATAACATTAGTTGACACTAGCGTTAATACTGCTAGCAACAAAGCTCGTATTGGAATTTACGGAGTAGTAGCACCAACAGCAGCTAACGTGTCAATTGGGGGTTATTCTCACGCAGAAGGTTTAGAAACGCAAGCACTTGGCGAATTTTCGCATGCGGCTGGTAATAACAATCGTGCATTAGGATACTATCAATCCGTAGTTGGCCAATGGAATCAACCTATATCTCAACCTAGTGCATTCATTGTAGGAGATGGTGTTGATGATTCAACACGTCATAATCTACTAGTAGCAGCATCAGGAAGTGTTACAATTTCTGGCTCACTTATTTTGACCCCTACTGCGTCAGGCGCACCTACAAGTCCTGGTACAGATGGACAAATCATATTTGGGCAAGCCGGCGGAAATTATAAAATATATGTTTGGTTAGGTGGAGCCTGGAGATCTGGATCATTGTCTTAACATATTTATTAGAAACAATTATTGTAGAAATAAAATCATGGCTTTAATCATTACACCAACCACCGAAAAAAAGATTCATGTGCAAGGTACACAAATCGAACTCGAAAGCGTATACAACCGTTTAGAAATTGGATGCAGACCAAATGGTACAACAATTGAAATTGCATTCTACACTTACGCTGATCACGCCAGCTTCATAGCAGGAAACTCTGTACCAACTGATTTACCTACCGAAAATCTTAACGGTGACATTGATCCACAAACTCAGTCTCAAGGTTTAACAGCAGCCCACGAACTAGCAAAAACTTGGTATGAGTCATTAGGATACAACGTAACTATTGATTTGGTTTGATTTTAACATAATTCTTCTTATTATATCTAGAAAAGGTTACCAATGACAAAAAAATTAGACAAAGAACATCTAGACGCAATACAGGATCTACAAAATCGTTTTGCGCAGAATGCATCATGGCTTGGTAGTGTTGCAATCGATTTAAAAATGATTGAACGCCAACAAGCCCAATTAGAATCACAACAAGAAGAATTAATGCAACAATTTGATTCGCTTCGAGAAGATGAACAGCAACTTATTGCAACGCTTAAAGAACGTTACGGCGATGGAGAAATCAATATCGCTCAAGGTACATTTACTCCAACCGAGTAATGGTCAGCACAGAGCTTACCATATTTATATTAAACAAATCAAAGGAGTAATTTAATGGCAGAAAGAATTGTATCAGCTGGGGTATTTACGAATGAAGTAGATCAGTCGTTTTTACCTAGAGCAATCGGTCAAATCGGTGCTGCAATTGTTGGACCAACAGTAAAAGGTCCTGCATTAGTACCGACACAAATTTCATCTTTCTCAGAATTTCAACAATTGTTCGGATCATATACAGATGATTCATATGTACCTTTCACAGTTGAAGAATATCTAAGAAACGGAAATTCAATGACTGTAACTCGTCTTTTATATGAAGATGGTTACGGATTAAGAAACGGTGCATTAGCCGTTATCGCAAAATCAGCATCAGTGCAAGTAGTAACACACTTGTTGCACCCAACCCAACCAGTAACATATGTTGATTCCACAACAAATGTATTTGCTGATTCCGTTATTAACAGCGGCCCATCAGGTAGTTTTGTTATTAATGTGTCTGGATCATATGGTATTACATTGGTACCAGGATTTAGTTCATTCTTAACTGCAACCGGATCAGCAATTTCAGCATCGATTGATTCAAGCAAAAATAACTATGTAACCAAGATATTTGGTAATTCTCCAAAATCTTTGGATTATCCGGTTTATGTGCAATATGAAAATCAAAATGCAACAAGCTTGTTTAATAATCTAGGTGCAGTTACTGTTGAATTAGGTTTAATAAATAATTACTATTTCTTGAATGATTATTCAACAGCAGGAACACCGTGGATTACATCGCAAAAAATTGGTAGCACTGTTAAGAACTTGTTCAAGTTCCATACATTGAGTCATGGTACAGCAGTTAACTATGAAGTTAAAGTCGGTATTCGCGACATTAAAACTGCAGCAGAAGTATCAGATCCAAACGGATATGGTTCATTCACAGTAGAAGTTCGTCGTGTTAATACATCAAACATTCCAACATCTCCATATGCATCTACTGATACTGATCAGACACCGGATATCGTTGAAACATATTTAAATTGTAATCTAGATCCAGATTCCCAAAACTATATTGCAAGAAAAATTGGTAATCGTTATCAAACAGTAACTGATGCTGGTAATATTCTTGTTAATGGTGATTATCCAAATCTTTCAAGCTATATTCGTATCGAAGTGACAGATGGTGTTGCAAATAAAACCAATGAACGAACTTTGATTCCATTTGGATTCCGTGCACCTAATGCACCTATGCCATTAGTATCTGGTTCATTGAATTTATCGGCTGTGTCTTATAACACATCACAAGTAGTATCAAGTAACTTTAGTTCAAACAACTATTTAGGATTTGATTTTACTGCAACAAACAACTTGAACTATTTAGCACCATTACCATCATCGGGTTCAAACACAGGTAGCAACGCAGATTTCTATCTAGGTAATGTCACACAAGATGCACAAGCAGCATTCCCGTCATTATCTGCTCCATATACTGGATCTTTAGAAACTGCATTGACAACTGGTACAACTTACTTCACATCGAATGTAGCTAGCACAACCAGAAAGTTCATGGTACCATTCCAAGGTGGATTTGATGGAGCTCGTCCAAACTTACCTAAATATTCTGGAGGTAATATTGCGTCTACAAACACATTTGGGTTTGATTGTAGCACATCTACATCCACAGGAACAAAAGCATATAACAAAGCATTCACATTGTTATCAAACACAGATTACTATGACATAAACATGTTATTGACTCCAGGTATCTTGCAAAGCAAACATAGCGCTGTAACAACATTGGCAAGAAACTTGGTAACATCTCGTCAAGATACATTCTATGTGATGGATTCAAATGCATTGTCGGATAGTATTTCCACAGTTGTTAGTGATGTTACTACACTTGATAACAATTACACAGCAACATATTGGCCATGGGTTCGTATTGTGAATCCAGCAAAAAATGTTCCATTATGGGTTCCACCAAGTGTTGTAGTGCCAGGAGCATTGTCATTCAATGATACAGTGGCGGCACCATGGTATGCACCTGCAGGATTGAATCGAGGCGGATTAACATCAGTTTCTGATACATATCAAACTCTTTCACAAGCAGATCGTAATACATTGTATGATGCTCGTATTAACCCTATTGCCAACTTCCCTAACGATGGAATAGTAATTTGGGGGCAAAAGACATTGCAGGCTCGACCAAGTGCATTAGACCGCGTCAATGTGCGTCGTTTACTTATCACGGTTAAGAAGTTTATTGCTTCTGCAACACGTTACCTAGTATTCGAGCAAAACACGTCTCAGACGCGTGACAGATTCTTATCAATTGTTAATCCATACCTAGAGCAAGTGCGCGCACAGCAAGGTTTATCTGCATTCCGTGTAGTAATGGATTCAACAAATAACACTCCAGATTTGATTGACCGAAACATCCTTTACGGACAAATTTTCCTTCAGCCAACTCGCACAGCAGAATTTATTATTCTTGATTTCAATATTCAACCAACGGGAGCAGCATTCCCTGAATAGTAATTCAAAATAAAATTCTAGGAAAGGCAGGACTTCGGTTCTGCCTTTTTTACTTTGTTGATATTTATATAAAAATAACAAGGATAAAAAATGGCACTACAAGATCAAGTGAATAATAATCTAACGGATTATGCTGGCGACCAACCGGATAATTTTTATTACAATGCATATTCTTGGGAACCAAAAAAAGCGCATCAATTTATTATGTCAGTAGATGGCATACCTGCATATTTAATTAAAGCATCATCAAAACCATCTGTAGCAAACGGTGAAATCACATTGGATCATATCAATGTTCAGCGTTACGTTAAAGGTAAAACGGTTTGGAACACAATTTCAGTGACATTGTATGATGCAATTGTTCCGTCGGGAGCACAAGCAGTAATGGAATGGGTACGCTTACACCACGAATCTGCAACAGGACGCGACGGATATTCATCATACTACAAAAAAGAAGTTCGATTAAAATCATTGTCGCCATTAGGTGAAGTGATTGAAGAATGGACATTGAATGGTACATACATCGTTGATGCAAACTTTGGTTCATTGGATTGGTCAACAGAAGATGTAGTTAACATTGAATTGACTCTTCGCTACGATTGGGCAAGATTAGAATTCTAATAAACACACTAGTATCTAGAATGGGAGTTTCGGCTCCCATTTTCTGTGTTCTTACATATTTATATTAAAGGTTATAAAGGATCATTATGTCACAACTTACAAATCGAATTGACAAACAAAACATCATCAATATTGCTAAACAGCAATTTGAATCTGAACAAAGAAAATCTATTCCAACTGAGTTGGTAAGATTACCATCACAAGGAAAATTGTATGCTACTAGTAGCCCTCTTCGAAGCGGGGTGTTAGAAATGCGTTACATGACTGCATATGATGAAGATATTCTAACTAATATGTCTTATGCCCGAGAAGGTGTAATATTGGATCGTTTATTAGAAAGTATTATTGTAACACCAGATGTCAACATTGATGAAATTGCACAATGCGATCGCGATGCACTTATCATACAATCCAGAATAATGTCATATGGTCCAGAATATCCTGTAATCATAACTGACCCTACAAGTAAAACACAATTAGAACGTACGGTTGATTTGCGTAAATTAAAACATAAACCATTTGATTTAGAGTCAGATGAAAACGGGGAGTTTACATACATTGTTAATGATTCGGTTACACTTAAATTTAAGTTTTTATCGAATGCACAAATAAAAAGTATATCACCAGAACACACAATTTCTGATATATTAACAATGATGATACAACAAGTTAATGATACCAGAAAATCAGCAGATATTACACAGTATATTAAATATTCATTCTTAGCAGTAGATTCACGCAAATTTCGAGGCTTTGTTGAAGAAAATACTCCAGCTGTAGATTTACTTGTAGAATTCGAAGGTGAAAAAGGGAGCACCTTCAGTTCAGTGTTTCAAATTGGATCAGACCTTCTTTGGGTTTAAGCCCCAAGACCGTGTAGCATTACACTCAACGTTATTTGATTTAGTGTGGCAAGGTGAAGGTCGTTGGAGCTGGGAAACTGTTTATAATTTGCCGGTTAACACCCGAAAGTTTTGGATAAACAAAATTAATGATAAATTAACGCCAACAGAACCAACAACCAACGTTACTAAAGATCTACCACAAATGCCAACAGTATCGAAATCTAAAAAATAGATATTTATTATTAAGATGATAGATAACACTAAACATATTATAGCTCGATTAAAACTTCAGCCCCGCTATGGAGCAACCCCAAAGAAAGTTTCTGATATTCCAGCTGATGCTGCAGATGCTCTAGGAGAATTTGATACTGCATTTACTCGGATGACAACATCGGGTTTAAGTTTAACAAGTGTATTAAGCGATGTATATGATTCATTAAATAATTTACAAACAGGTACTGTTGCAGCTGTTACCGGAGTACAAAAATTAATAGGTGTATATCAGCAATTTTCTAAAATTATAACAGATCAAACTGATCAGGTAACAAAATTATTTCAGAGAAACAATGAATTAGGAAAATCATTTGGATTATCCACAAAAGCCGCTCAAAGATATGGATTTCAACTAGATCAAATTGCCGGAAGTTTAGAGTACGGTCGTGCCAATACAGAACAGTATATTAAAAGCCTTAAAGGATTACTTGGAGTACAGGCACTAAATATTAAAAATGACGGAAAATTTGGTACTAGTTTACTAAAAACCCAACGATACCTGACTGATATTATTGGTATATCTGAAGAAGCCGCTGAAGAAATGCGTTATTATAATGCACAAGCAGCCGGCGGAACAGACAATAAGGGCAAGGGCATCGAAACTAGATTAAACCAAGAACGCGAATCTGCAAAATTAATTGGTACGCAATTAGGTTTAACCATGGACATGAATGAGCAAACAACTCTTCAAAGAGAAATCATGGAAGAAATTGGAGGGTTGGGTGCAGAAGTACAAATGCAATACGGTCGATATCCTGCAACCTTAGGTCTCGCAGTAATGAAAGCTAAACAGTTAGGTGTCTCAATGGCCCAACTAAATAAAACAGGTGAAACATTATTAAGCATTGAATCAAGTGTAGGGGATGAATTAGAATATCAATTATTATCCGGTAAACGTTTAGTGGATGAAGTATCTGGTAAAAGTTTAACCAACATGTATCGAGAAGCTGCATTACAAGGAGATGCAAATAAGCAAGCTGATGTAATGAACACTATTTTAGATACCCAGGGTGATACTATTAAAGATAACATGTTAGCTCGTAAACAACTTGCTAAAACATTGGGGCTTGAAGAAGAGACATTGGCACGTATGCTTCAGAAGAGAAAATTGCTGTCAGATATTGGAGCAAAATCACTGTTTGGCAAAACCGGAGCAGACTTAAAAACAGAATTAGAAAAATTACAAAAACAAGGCGAAGTTTCTACAACCCAAATCGATGAAATCATGAAAGCTGATGACACACGGGATGTACAAACAAGAATGGCAGAAGCATTAGAGTCAATTCAAACTCGAGGTATTGTAGCACAGTTCCCAGATTCAAAAGGATTTACCGATGCATTTCAAGGAGTCTCTGATAGTTTAGAGAACACATTGAACACATTTAAAACGGCAATGCTTAAAGGCCCAGACGCAGCCGGTGTTGGAGGTGGCTATTTTAAAGTTGTTGAAACCATGAAAGAAGCTGTTGGAACAATGTCGACATTCAGAACAACCGTTAACGGATTAGGTAGCGTAATCACTACAATGACTGAACAAATTCCAATCTGGGGTAACAAATTAGCCGGTTTAGGTACTACCATAACAGACGCATTAGCAACAGGCCTGGGTACTAATTTAACAGACATGACTATTGAATCAGCTGAAACTGTAACTGTCCCAGCAGCCGGTGGAACGGGTGCAAATGACGCAATCATAATGAATGATGGTCTTATAAGATTTAACCCACGTGATAAATTTACACAGGTAAATGACGGTACCATGATTGCCGGCACTAATGTGGATGGTAACCGTCGTTTAGCACGGCAATTATCCGGTGGAGGTGGAATTAGTGATAATCAAATTAGTCGATTAGCTGCAGCGATCGCATCCACACTTAAAGAAACATTACCAACCATTAAAATGTCAGTTATGTCCGATCCATTATACGCAGCAAACAAATTAAATCGAGGGAGATATAGCTAATGCAAACCAATCCAACAAAGGGGTACGAAAGCCAGTTCACTCCCTATAGCATTTCAATACCACCTGTACCAGGCGGAATATATGCATTTAGCAACACGCCAGCAGGAACATTAACTATTAATTCTGCTGATGGTAAATTAACACAGAATTCATTGTTTTCTAGTAACACACAGGCCGGCACTAACAACACAAATATTGCTGGCAATGCCTTATCCCGATTGGCTGGTAAAGCAGTTGGTGCTATAGGCGCATTAGGAATTCCGTCAATATCTCAATTCGGCGCCGGCGTAGCTGGTGCATTGGGCGGCGATGCTATATATGCAACTGCACCATATGATAATTTAAACGCCTTTATTAGTACCGGAGTTAAATTTCCATTACCAAATCCAGATTTCCGTACTAAAAAAATTAGTTTACTTAGTTCTATAAATTCCATCAAAACAAAAGCAAAACCAGGTGCAGAATTAGCAACTGAAATTGCTGCATTAACTTTAGCAAAACGCAGAGATGGATTAAGTGCTGCACTCCGAGGTTCTGTCACAGCAGCAACATATGCAGCACAGAGCGCTACTATAGGTGCATATACTGTATTTAATTTAGATTCTAAATATGGTTGGGGAAATCACAGTGACCCAATGGCAGATCGAAATGACTTTACCTTAAGATCTCATGTATCTACAAAATGGCCAAAAGGTAAATTAAAAGATGTTCCAAAGGGTAAAGAACGTCGTACTGCCTTTTGGAACAAAACGGTTAAAGGATTAGAAGCATTAACACCGTTCCGCGGAGATCGTGTAACTGTTATTGATTTTGGTCAAAGAAATTGGGAGAACATTTATCGATGGGTACCTAACTCAGTTTTAAGTAGCGATACTGGGTTTACCAACCTAGTGCAAGGAGCAAGCACAGTATTAGGCGCAAACCCATATGGTCTTACTAAGGACTTTATTAAATTCTTCTTTACCGGTCCAAAATTATCCTTAGGATCTAAAGATGTAGAAGATGATGTAATTGTGTTTCGTGCAGCATTAACATCATTTGGTGACCAATTTTCGCCTAGTTGGAGTCCGGTGAATATATTAGGCCGACCTGATCCTAATTATCATTATTCAGGATACAGTCGCGATATTGATGTATCATTCACAGTATATGCAACAGACCGTGATGAGTTAAAATTCATATACAGAAAATTAAATGCATTAGCTGGTTATACAGCTCCAGCATATAACGCAGATTCATTTTCATTGAAAGCTCCATGGCTTCGAATCACAATTGGTGACCTGTTAGTATCTCAACCTGTGCTAATTAACAGCTTAGGGTATACATTTGTAGATTCTGACACAACATGGGAAATTAACATTGAAGACGATCCAGAAATGATGCAGGTACCACATAAAATTGACGTGCAGATGAGCATGTATTTAATTACGGATGCATTGCCAGAATTTGGCGGGTCAATGTACACATTAGCTAAGCAAGCCGATCAATTCGGAACATTGACCGGAAATGATAACTGGTTAAGTGATACTAATACACCATTAACTCAACAGTCAATTCGAGATAAAGCACCAAAATAGATTATATTATGAGCAGTAGATATCAAACAACATTGCAAATAAAAGACGAAAAAGGTACTCGTCGTGCAGAAACTACCATAATACCGCCAACCGCGGTTACCGGCAATGATTTATATATTCGCACTGTTAGCATGGAACGATTAGATAAATTAGCATTGGATTTTTATGATGATGCATCAATGTGGTGGGTTATCGCCGCGGCAAATGGTTTAGGCAAAGGCACATTGGTAGTACCACCAAATACCAGAGTTAGAATACCTAGAGATACCGGAATTCAAGATCGTATATCGCAGATTAACAAACAACGATGAGTGAAATATTTTACACGCAATTGGACAAAAATCTAGCATCCGAACTAGATACTCGAGCGTTAGCAGGACGTACACGAGATAATAAATCTATTGACTATATGGTTGGCAAAGTTGCTAATGTTAAAATTACTGCATATGAAGGTAATGGGTCTACGGGTAAAGAATTATTTACCTTAGGCGGAGAAACCGTACGCGGAGCTAGTTATCAGCCTGGCGGGGTAGAAGGATTTTTAACTGACGGTGCAACTAGAACACTTAAAGAACTATCATGGGTAGCTGATGGAGTTGGAGATAAAGCAACATTCGTGCCTACATTAAAAGATACCGTTCGTCAAAATTCAAATAATCGTGTACCACCTTATATTTCTAGTGCAAATATATCAGTTGGTGACCATTCGATGGGTTTATTAAACACTGCTACATTTGTTATTGAAATTTCAAATCCAGAACGCGATTTAGATTTCATTGAAGAAATATTCTTTCGTGCTGGTCGATATGTTAAAATGCAGTTTGAATATCCACCATCTGCTGTGATTACCGGATTAAGTTTAGAACCAACAACTATTCCGAATGCTGAAAAACTACAATCTTTATACGGTAAGGATATTAATATCGTAGACAAACAAAAAGAAATATCCCGATTAAACAATATTTCATTTGAAGGATTGATAACATCATTCACGTTTAGTTATAATACCGATTATTCAGTTCAAGCAACTATTAGTATGCGAGGAACTAGCAATGTATATACCGATGTTTCAATGTTCATTAATGCAAATGCAACCACAAAAGCTGGTACTAATGCAACAGCAACACCTAGCCCAATAACATCACCTGACACATACACCGCAACAGTTGAGCAAAAAGCAGCCGCAGCAAATGCACCTGCAGATAAATCATTTTACTCAAAATTATATGATGAAGTAGATCAAAAATTCCAACGAATTAACATGCTCAAAGGTGATGTTAGAAATCAGTTAGAAGGAAATGAAGACATTTGGTATTTAATTGGGGATGCTTGGTCACAAACAGAAAAGCCAACAACAAAAGAACAAAAAACATTCTCTCGTTACATAACACTAGGTTATTTAATAGATTATATTAATCGCATCGTTACGATCAAAGTTAAAGATGCGGTACCATTCCCTGCAGTTATATGTAGCAGTTTTATTTGCTATAGCAACTATTATGAGCATTTATGTTCTAGTGACCCACATAACGTGTTATTACTGCCAAAAGACACAGACCGCGGCACAACTGAACGTTATGGTAGTAAAATTTATTTTGAAAATACTAAAAATGCCAATTGGTTAGGATACCAAGGTCGTGAAGTAGGATATCCTGCTCGTATTTTTTTAAATTTAGAAAAAATTGAATCCGTACTAACATCATTAACAAGTGCCGGATCATTTAAGGTTTCTGATTTTTTATCTGGCATTAGTGGAGTAATTTCATCTGCAACCGGCGGGGCAATCAGTTTAAAATTAATAACACACCCTAAGAATGATACGTTGTTAGCATTTTATGATGAAAATTTTCTAGGTACTCCGAGCGAAACAGATAAGGTACAACCGTATCATGTCCCGATGAGTGCACAATATCCATCTGGCGTAACTAATGGGGCAATTGGTAGCATTGTGCAAGACTTTAAACTGTCAGCTAAGATCCCAGATAGCGTATCTACATTGTCATATGTGTTAAATCAGAATCCAGATGAAATTTCTGAAGACCAAATTGCGCCATATTTAAATTACATGTATAATTCATCTGATCCAGAAAAAATAAAAACGGCAGATGCAATTTATAAAAAAAATAATGCAAAGTTTTTAGAAGAATTAACTAGACATCGAGAAGATTACGGTAAAAGTATGAGTGATGTTACTAAACAACAAGCATTAAATGAAGCATTAGTGAAATATTTACAGTATCCAAAACCAGAACTCAAACAAGCTCAGCAAATAACTGCCCCAATATTTCCATTTGAAGCAGAATTTACAATTGATGGTGTTAATGGATTTCGTTATGGTGATGTTGTTACATTTGATATATTACCATACCGATATCGAATCAACACGGTATTTAGTGTTATAGGAATTGAACATGATGTGACACAAGACGGTCAATGGACTACTGTGGTTAGATGTATAATGAGACCTAGAATTGGACAATAATGAGAACTAAATTATATTATTCGCCAGATGAGATAACAGAGTATTTGTATACTACCGGATCTGAGTGGATGATTGAGTCAGATTTTGCAGAATACTTTGGATTTTATCATACATATACTAATGGCGATGCATTCACATTAGGAACATATGACGCAACTCTATCAAAAAAGTTGATACCATATGAAGATATGACAGCCACTGAAATAGTGTATAGCAATCTGAAGCCTAGTCAACAAACTAGATATAAAACATCACTTACTTCATACGTCCCATCGCCTACACAGCAAGAAATACGAGTTGGATATTTGACAAGATACTTTGCACAAAAACACAATGAATACGGAATTACTGAAATTGATGTAAAACAATACACGGATATATCACAGCAAGTAATCGATCCTAACATGTATCGCACAGTTACAATGCGTTGGTATATTACAGGCACATTGGTACCATCTACAACTGGCACGGTGCAAACATTGAGTGTGCAACAACGTAATCTGCAGCAAATTGAATTTGCAAAACAAAGTATACCAAACATTCAAACTAAGCTAGCAAATCTAGTAGAATTATATACAGATACCACATACATAATTCCAGAAGATATCAATTAACTTGGATTTCTGCATTTTTTTCCATATATTTAATGTATGGTACTGGATCATGTAGAAGAAATTGACGCGTTATTACAATGTGTGGCAGATAAACGCACCCTAGTAGTACCTATTTTTTCTAGTCCAGCATTGCACCCTACTCAGAATCCAGTAATTGCTTTATATGTTTATACCGAAGATGATGTAGAACGTATTGTGCCATTCCGACATACTGAACAACTAAGGGGCTTTCCTGAACATCTGCCGAGGTTTCTTGCATTGCAGAATATCTTTGTTCATGATAAAAAGGCCTGGCTTCAAATCGGAGGAAACGCTGCCGTATGGGATGTAAAAACTTTGTGGTGGTACACTTACGGCGAAGCATATGATGAGTCTTATTATCCTACCGCGGCACATACATTTTATTGGCGCCGACATTCGTCATTGGCACAAGTAAATGCAGTAGTGCCATTGCAACAACATTTAGCAATGTGTCAGAAAATTCGACATTATGCCTGGCCAATGTGTATGAACGCAAAGTTAACGGATTCGTATTTACAATTCAATGCAACATATCCAGAAACATTTGCTGCAATTGAATCTGCAGGGTTGTCAGTAACCGACACGTTCAGAATGCCAGATTTAATAACACAGAACAAAGTGTACTCAAGTTACAATTATCATACTGTAACAGGACGACCTAGCAATGCATATCGAGGATTTAATTTTGCTGCAATGAACAAAGAAGATGGTACCCGCGATGCATTTTGTAGTCGATTTGATAATGGTGCTTTGGTAGAAATGGACTTTGATGCATACCACGTTAGATTAATAGCCCGATTAATTGGATATGCATTGCCTGCGGGATCTGTGCATGAATACTTTGGGCGATTTTATTTTAGCACGACAGAATTGACTGAGGAACAATATGAACAAAGCAAGCAGATAACTTTTCGATTGTTGTATGGAGGTATTGATACTGAGTTTTTATCTATACCATTCTTTCAGCAAGTAAACACGTTTGTGTATGATTTGTGGAGACAATGGAAAGCTAAAGGACGTATAAAAACACCCATACTGCAAAGACCAATAACATCAGACACAGTGAAAAACATGACAGCAAACAAGCTGTTTAATTATTATTTGCAAGCCGTTGAAACTGAGGTATCGGTGCAAAAGTTACGGCAATGTCAAACACTGCTAGAAGGACATGAAACCTGCATGGTATTGTATACTTATGATTCCGTGTTGTTCGATGTTCCCACTGCAGAAGCACAACACATAATACCTGCAATCAAGCACGTATTAGAACAAGGCAATTTCCCGGTAAAAACAAAAGCCGGACATATTTATAGTAAAATGAAAACTATCACGTTATGAACATTGATTTAATTTTAACAGAATGGTGTTATCGATTACCGAAAGGTTATCCTACTAATGCTAAGGATTATGAAATACTATATCATGTTCTTTTAGAAGTAGCCAATATATCAGCCGATGACGCACGCCAAATTGTTGAGCGAGCACAAGGTTCTAACAAACAAGTTATTGCAGAAGCCATACAATTTGATTCTATTGAAAATAAAATGTTGGAAGCTGCAGTTGTTCGAGCAGGTAAAATTGATGAATTTCGAGAATTTTTAGGATTATTGCCTACAGAAGCAAATGATATTACTTTAAAGTTTTTAAATAATTTGCGTTATGATCAATGTATGCAATTTGCATCATTATTATATTCTCAAAACGGCGTTTCTGAAGAAGCATTGAATACTATAGACTTTAGAAATGGATTAAGCCATGATTTATTCAAGCTTGAACCAAAAGGATTAGGAAAAGGTGAAATTTTATTAGCTACTATAATTAATACTTCACAAATTAATGGTGGTACTACATCTTTTGATATGACAGCAAATGGTCAATCTTATGAAATAAAAGATTATACCGGAGGAAAAGGCAACGCAAAATCAATCAGATTAGGAACTAAAGGCAGTGTTACTCGATTTAAATTTTGGGATGAAATTGTAACCACCCTGAAACGATTAGATCAGCTAAGAGGCACAATGGAAAATCCAAAATTTGATTTCCATAAATATTTTAATGAAGAATTACTAAGTTCAATTGCATATTTAGATGACCGTCGTGCTTTTATTTTAGCAGGTAACTTGAACATGAAAGACAAACAGTTTTTAATGCAGTTTTATCGAGAAGCAAACGCATTAAATTCAGACATACAAGGTTATACCAATGTCATTCTACGAGGACCAAATGCAACACCAATTGAAATGTCAATTGAACCATTAACTAAAACACCCGATGGTAATATTGTAATAAAACCAATTGGCGACGGCAGTCAAGATATAACATATATCAATGCAGAATTGCGACGTTTAAAATACGTACGCGTCCCAGAAGCATTGGAAACAGATTTGCAAGAAGCAGTTGATTCTATCGTAGGCAATGATTTACAATTCATTGTGTTTAGAAAAGACAGAATACGAGTTACTAGAGATTTTCGATATGTTGTGATAGATGCAGGTAAAATACGAATAATTGAAAAGGCTATTGGCGCTGATAAAATTGACTTAAGTGACGTCGACATAAATGAGGAAAATGAATGGTAAAGACTCAGCTACTTTGCACCTTTGCGCACCGTACAGATTTAAACATAATCACAGAATACATACAAACAAACTACCAAATTCCGGAACGCAGAATATTTGTGTTTTCCAATGCAGAAGTATCTGATAACTTGTATTGCACATACAATGCTATTGACTCAGGACGCAGAGGACAAAATACTATTAGCATCCACCGTAAAAAAGAAACAAACACGCTGTACACGGTAAATGCTTTAAATGAAGTGATTCGAGCAGTGAATAATGGTGTATTAGATAAGACATATCAATTAGATTGGTCAGCATATCAGAATTCATTCATTTTAACGGATGATGATGGATATCGTGTTATTAATCTGGTATTTTTCAAGAAATTTTCTTGGCATTGATATTTATATAAGTAATAGGAATAACTATGTTAAAATTAAAACATTTATTAAACGAAGACGAATATCAAACCCCATTTCAACGAGGTGAAACAGATGGGTTAGATGCCGAAGCAGATCAAAAAATACAAGATAGTTTTCTAACTAAACTAGAACAAAACTATTCTAGAATAAAACGAGCTCGTATTGATATGGCTGAGTTTAAAAATGATGTGATGGATTTGTTATCGATCTATAAAGATAAAACGCCCGGAAGTGCGACTACCATGGATTTTATAGATGCATTTTTAGAATTATATCCATATTCAAAAACATATAGCGGATGGCAAGGAACTTATCGAGATGTAAGAAATAATCTTAATCGTATGTTGCAACACGCACATTCAATCCAAGCCGGAGATACCAGCAATTACGGATACCGTTTTTCTAAATAAGTAAAGTAAATTATGAAAAAACTAGAAAATATACTAGCAGAAAATATGCGTCGCTTCGGTACCAAGAATCTACACGAAGCCGAAAACAACCCATCAGATACAACAACCCAAGATAATTCGATTAATCCATTTCTAGTAAAAGTTGCAATGTTATTCAAAACATTTAAAACTTATTTTTCTAAACCGGAATATGTGTGGTTGCGTGAATTCAACATTAACATGGCTGATCGAGGAGATTGGGAAAAGAAACAAGATGCTGAACATAATATACAGGCATTATTTATCGAGCCAGCATTTCATTTAGATAATTCAGCAGGATATCAACGACAATGCATTGTCGATATTAACGGCAATGTGCAAGTTAAAACTATTACTGACACTGACACCAACATCTATAGGGGCAAATTAGATCCAAATCTATCATCAGGTACGATTTATAATACAAATAACGCTGGAGCACAAAAATTTTCAGTGAAGGATATATTAGTCAATCGAATGCAATTTAAAGATCAATCAATGAGTACCATTTCTACACAAAAAGCAATGGAAATGGCTGATAAGTTTAAGAAATCATTTGAAACCCCAGGAAACTTTCCTGATTTTAGTACCAATGTTCCATTATTATGGGGACTAATCACACAAATAAAAACAACCAAAGATTTAATCACAGTCAATGAAGCATTTTATTCAAAATACAAAAAAAGTGTGATGTGGTGGATTAAAGAAGAAGGCCAGATGGTTGACTTATGGAATCATGCGTTTGCTAAAGGTATGATTACAACTACACAATATATCAAATCGCGACAGAATGAAGAACAACAGTATGCAGCATTAAAGAATATTAAACTAAGTTAAGATACCTATGAAAAAACTAGAAAACATCCTAGCAGAAAATATGCGTCGATTTGGTACTAAGAATCTGCGCGAAGTTGATTTAAATGACTTAGAAAATAAATTAGGATTTGATAGTGGAGCTAACCGCGATCCTAGAACAGGTAACTTGCGAGTAGATCCTAACAACTTTAAACTTCACATTAACCGTGCTGATTATGATACTAATATTGCTGGTATTGTTAGTTTGACATTTCAAGGTTCCACTCCGGACACAAAAGATACATTTCGAGACATCATCAATGACATCAAACAAGATGTTGCCAGTCAAAATGATCCAACTGGTGCATATGATCAAACACGCTTAGTGTCTGACATTGAATTTGATTGTGATTTGAAAGTGGGTTCTGACACAATTAATTTTACAGTAGTATTTGAAGAAGACGGTGATTTAAAAACCGTGGATATTCAGGATGAAGCATTAGCACAAAAACATGGTATAACTACCGAAACAATATACGATTTTTTATTTTAAAAAAATTTAACTAATTACTTTGAATTAACGTTTTAATTACTTATATTGTAATTATATTTTTATATTTTATTAACTAATTAACAAAGGAAAGACTTATGGCACTTAACTTAGATGCAATTAAGGCGAAACTAAATCAGTTGAACAAATCTGATGACAAAAAACAAAATTTGTGGAAACCTGAAGCAGGTAAAACTAGAATCCGAATCGTACCTTATGTACATCGCAAAGACAATCCGTTCTTGGAATTGTATTTTCACTACGATATCGGTAAGCGTTCAATGCTATCTCCAATCACTTTCGGAAACGCAGATCCAATTGTTGAATTTTCTGACAAGCTCAAGAAAACAGGCGACAAAGATGAATGGATCATGGGTCGTAAAATCGAGCCTAAAATGAGAACTTATGTTCCTGTTATCGTGCGAGGAAAAGAGTCAGAAGGAGTTAAGTTTTGGGGCTTTGGAAAACAAATCTACACTGAACTTCTTTCTATCATCTCAGATCCAGATTATGGTGACATTACGGATTTGATGAATGGTCGTGATATCGATGTAGAATTCACACCAGCAGAAGGTGCTGCATTTCCTAAGACAGCAATTCGTGTTAAGCCAAACACTCAACCTGCAACTGAAGACAAAGCAATTGCAGAGAAAATCATGAATCAACCGCAAATCACGGATATCTTTCCTGAGCCAACTTATGAAGAATTAGAACAAGCATTAACAGAATGGATGAATCCAGAAAATGCAGATTCTGATGTAGCTTCAGATGACGAAGAAGAAACACCAGCAGTTGCACCAGCTAAATCAGCTTCGAAGCCTACGGCGACAAAAGTAGATGATGTTTCGTCTGCATTCAATGATCTTTTCAATTAAGGAGTTATAAATGGCAAAGAGTAAAAGCAAACTAGAACTGGAAGATGCGTTAGCAAACACCTTAGCAGATAGCATTAACAAGCAATTCAAAGGTCAAGCATTAAAAACTGCATTCTTCCTGGATGGCGATGACGACGCACCAAGCAATGTTAAAGATTGGATTTCGTCAGGTTGCGATTCACTCGATTTGGCAATTTCAAACCGACCGAACGGAGGCTTCCCAGTAGGTCGGATAACTGAAATTACCGGGCTAGAAGCATCAGGAAAATCATTGTTAGCATCACACGCATTAGCAGAAACTCAGAAGAAAGGTGGATTGGCAGTGTATATTGATACAGAGTCAGCTACTAGCACAGAGTTTTTACAAGCAATTGGTTGTGATTTAAAAACAATGCTGTATGTTCCATTAGAGACTATCGAAGAGATTTTCGAAACCATTGAGACAATTGTAGAAGGTGTTCGCAAATCCAACAAAGATCGTTTAGTTACGATTGTAGTGGATTCAGTAATGGGTGCTTCCACAAAAATTGAAATGGCAGCCGAATACGACAAGGATGGTTATGCAACTAGCAAATCAATCATTTTATCAAAAGCAATGCGTAAGGTTACTAACTGGATTGCTCGAGAAAATATTTGTTTGATTTTCACCAATCAGTTGAGAACTAAATTAGGTGTTTCATTTGGAGATGCTTGGACCACATCAGGTGGTAAAGCTATTCCATTCCATGCATCAGTTAGATTGCGACTAAAGAACACCGGAATGATCAAAGCAAAGATTAACGGAGTAGAACAAGTAGTTGGAAGTAAAACTGAAGTGCAGGTTGTGAAGAATCGTATGGGACCACCACACCGCAAAGTGAATTATGATATCTATTATGATTCAGGAATTGACAATTATGGTGGTTGGTTAGAAATCATGAAGAAGTTTGATTTGGTTAAACAGGCCGGAGCACATTACACCTTAGAAGACGTTGATGCTGATACAGGTGAGGTGTTTGGCGAAATTAAATTTCAATCAAAAAACTTTGTTGAGAAAGTAATCGAACGCAAAGAAGTACGAGATCGATTGTATAACAGAATCTGTGACGCATACATTTTCAAATACCAAGCAGGTATTGATGGCGGAATTGATGATGTGATAATTGATGAAACAGTTATAGACGAAGAAGGCTAATGAATAAGTATCAACAGCTATTCAAAAAGTTACAAGAAGAAAAGGAAAACGGTCCGTCGGATGTTAATGACCACATCATGGTATTCGACGGACTGAATACCTTTATCAGAGCTTTTGGAGCAACTCCATCCACAAATGAAGATGGCGAACATATTGGAGGAATCACAGGATTCCTTTTTTCTATTGGTAAAGCAATACGAGATTTTCGACCTAGTCGAGTTGTAATCGTATTTGACGGTAGAGGTGGTAGTGCCCGCAGAAAAAAGATTTATGGGGACTATAAAGGCAATCGTGCTAATAAAACCAGATTGCGTAGACACGATCATCAGCAATTTGCTACTATCGAAGACGAACAAGAAGCAATGCGATATCAGTTTTCACGACTTGTTTCATACCTGGATAATTTGCCTGTTACTTTTTTAGCAATTGACGGAATTGAGGCAGATGACACTATTGCATATATCGCACAAATGTATGCAGATATTAGCAAGAAGGTTACAATTGTATCCACAGACCGAGATTTCTATCAACTAATTAGTCCTACTCTGCAGGTTTGGTCTCCGATTAAAAAGAAGATGTATGACGAAGCTGCACTTATTGAAGAGTTTGGGGTACACCCAAAAAACTATGTGGTGTACAGAACATTCACCGGCGATAACTCAGACAACATTCCTGGTGTAGACGGATTTGGTCCTAAGACTATATTAAAAACATTTCCAGAACTAGTAGATGATGCAGAATTCACACTAGAAGCATTGCATGCAAAATGTGAAGACAAGCGCTTGTTAAAAGAAGGTAAGCCTTTTCAAAAGGTGTTGGATAATTACGACACCATTGATAAAAATTATCAGCTCATGAACATTAAACTGTTAAACATTCCGGCACAGAATTGTAGCACGATTCGAGGAATTATGCAGCAACCAATTCCTGCAATGAACAAAATGGAATTTCAAAGATTGTTTATGGAAGACAAAATGTGGACTACCATGAAGAACTTGCCAGAGTGGCTAAACAGCACCTGGTTATCATTAAATGCATTTGCAATGCAAACTCATAACAAATAATTTTGGATATCCGAAATAACTTTAATATAATTGTTACATGACAGACAAGTTAAGTGAATATGGTTGGGGCTTTCAAGTGAAAGTGATTGCAGCAATGTTTACGGATAGATTATTTTTACAACAAATTTCAGACATTATACAAGCCGATTATTTTGAATCGGATGCAAATAGTTGGCTATTAGAAGTAATATTAACACATTTCCGTGAATATAAAGCACCCCCATCCAAAGATGTATTAAAGGTTAAATTGACTGAACTAAGTGATGATGGTCCTGAGTCTATATTGAAAGCTGCAATTTTAGAACAGCTTAAAGATGTATTCCGTTTTATGGAATCTGATGACTTGACATTCGTTAAAGATGAGATTCTTAAATTTTGTAAGAATCAGGAAATTAAACGAGCAATCATGGAATCGGTTCCGCTTTTGCAACAAGGCAATTACGATCAAATTAAAACTAATATGGATAACGCTATGAAAGCTGGCGCCGACACCAATATTGGATTAGATTATAAACTCAATATATCAGCTCGTTATTCAGAAGCCGCTAGACATACCATAACAACCGGATGGGACGTTATTGATGATTTAATGGATGGCGGATTAGCCGAAGGCGAGTTAGGAGTAGTAATGGCACCTGCGGGTATTGGTAAATCTTGGTTGCTGATTAATATTGGTTCAAATGCAATCAAAGCAGGACACACTGTAATTCATTATACCCTAGAGCTCAACGAAAACTATGTAGGTCAACGCTATGATTCTGTATTAACAGGTATCAATGCTCAGAGTTTAAAGAATCATCAGGAAACGGTTGAAGAAAAGATGCAGCAGTTACGAGGTGACTTGATTGTGAAGTATTTTCCAACTAAGTCAGTAGGAGTAATGGGACTCAAAGCTCATTTAGAAAAAACTATGATGATGGGCAAGAAACCAGATCTGGTTATTGTGGATTACGGTGACTTGTTGAAAATCAATGCAAAAAAGGACAAGCACGAGGCATTAGAAGAACTGTACGAGGAGTTACGCGGAATGGCAGGCGAGTATAGCATTCCAGTATGGACCGCATCACAGGCAGGTCGAAGTGCGTTAGAAGAGGATGTTATTGAAGCTGACAAGATTGCGTCATCATATGGTAAAGTGATGGTTGCTGACTTCTTAATGTCACTTTCCAGAAAAGTAGAAGACAAAATGTCAGGCACAGGTCGAGGTCATGTTATCAAGAATCGTTTTGGTCCAGATGGTATCACTTTGCCTAGTAAAATTAACACGAATAACGGTCAGTTTCAGTTCTTCGAACCGCAGACTACCCAAGGTAAGCAAACAACTCAGGTCATGAAAACCGGAGAAAACATAATGAAGAAAAATTTAGCTCAAAGATTCAAAGATATGGGCGGAAGTTTCGGATAAAATCATATTTATATGAAATAAGGTCCGAATAGAAATATTCGGCCTTTTTTTGTCTAATAAACATTTATATTACTTTAAACAACGAGATTACAACAATGGAGATTTCAAACAAAATTTTAAGCGAAATTACGGTGTATATGAAATACGCCAAGTACATTCCTGAACTCAATCGGCGAGAAACCTGGGAAGAACTAGTTACAAGAAACATGAACATGCACATTAAAAAATATCCGAAGTTAGAATCGGAAATTCGCAATGCGTATACATTTGTGTATGACAAAAAAGTATTACCTTCAATGCGTAGTTTGCAATTCGGCGGAAAACCAATTGAAATCTCCCCTAACCGAATTTATAACTGTGCATATTTGCCAATTGACGATCATCGTGCATTTGGTGAAGCAATGTTTTTGTTATTAGGCGGTACAGGAGTAGGTTACTCAGTGCAAACACACCATGTAGAGAAACTACCTGAGATTCGTAAACCAAATCCTAAAAGAACACGCAGATTTCTAATTGCAGATTCAATTGAAGGCTGGGCGGATGCAGTTAAAGCACTTGTTAAATCTTATTTTGAAGGCGGATCTACATTTGTGTTTGACTTTTCAGACATTCGTGCAAAAGGTGCTCGTCTTGTTACATCGGGAGGAAAAGCTCCAGGCCCGCAACCACTTAAAGAATGCTTGATTAAATTAGCAGGTATCTTGGATGCAAAAGAAGATGGCGACAAATTAACTGCAATTGAAGTGCACGATATGGTATGTCACGTTGCAGATGCAGTTTTAGCCGGCGGAATTCGTAGAGCGGCTCTTATCTCTTTATTCTCAGCAGATGATGAAGAAATGATTGCATGTAAATCAGGCAACTGGTGGGAAAACAACCCACAACGAGGACGTGCTAACAACTCAGCAACTTTAATGCGTCACAAACTGACAAAAGAATTTTTCATGGATCTTTGGAAACGTGTTGAATTGTCAGGAGCAGGTGAACCAGGAATCTATCTTACAAATGATAAAGATTGGGGAACTAATCCATGTTGCGAAATTGCACTACGACCATTCCAATTCTGTAACCTATGTGAAGTAAATGCATCTGACATTGAATCACAAGAAGATCTAGAAATGCGTGTAAAAGCCGCAGCATTCATTGGAACACTTCAAGCAGGATACACTGATTTCCATTATCTTCGTCCTGTGTGGAAACGCACAACTGAGAAAGATGCACTTATTGGTGTATCAATGACAGGTATTGGATCTGGGGTAGTATTAGGATATGACATGAAAGCGGCAGCAAAAGCAGTTAAAGAAGAAAACGCTCGTGTTGCTGAGCTCATTGGCATCAACAAATCAGCTCGTACCACAACGGTTAAACCTGCGGGAACAACATCATTGGCATTAGGAACATCATCAGGTATTCATGCTTGGCACAATGATTATTATATTCGTCGTATTCGTGTAGGAAAGAACGAAGCAATTTATTCTTACTTGTCAATCAATCATCCAGAGCTTATCGAAGATGAATATTTCCGTCCACATGATACAGCAGTTATTTCAATTCCACAAAAAGCCCCAGAAGGCGCAATTATGCGTTTTGAATCTCCTTTTCAATTATTAGATCGTATCAAAAAGGTGCACTTGGAATGGGTTAAACCGGGACATCGCACAGGTAACAATACTCATAACGTGTCAGCAACCGTGTCATTAAAAGATGATGAGTGGGACTTAGCAGGTGAGTGGATGTGGTCAAACCGGGATCATTATAATGGCCTATCAGTTTTACCATATAATGGAGGAACTTATACACAAGCTCCATTTGAAGATTGTACTGAGGAAACATACAACACCATGATGAAATCTTTGAATAACATTGATTTAAGTCGAGTAATTGAGTTAGATGATAATACAGACCTGTCAGGCGAATTAGCTTGTGCAGGCGGAGCGTGTGAAATAAAATGATACAACCGGCATCAAAAGATTGGATACAGCAACAGTTCGTGAGGGAGTTTGGCAACAAGCTCCTTCCTACGGACTTTTACTATGAAGATGGATATCGAGTAATGACTGAATCATATCATCAACGCAGAGGAACTTGCTGTGGTAACGGTTGCAGACATTGTCCCTTTGAACCAGCCCATAAAAAAGGCACAAAAACTTTGAAAGCCGAATAATTTATTCTATATTATAATTAAGAAATAAAGTTATGACAGAAACTAATAAGAAAAATCTAGAACTAGTTAAATCTGGTTTTGCTAATGGTATCTCAACTCAATTAGC